CGGTTGAGAACACAAAACGCACACACTCACAATCATATAGTTCTTATAGCTCAGTTGGTTAGAGCATCTGTCTTATGAGCAGAAGGTCGCCGGTTCGAGCCCGGTTGAGAACACAAAACGCACACACTCACAATCATACAGTTCTTATAGCTCAGTTGGTTAGAGCATCTGTCTTATGAGCAGAAGGTCGCCGGTTCGAGCCCGGTTGAGAACAACATATTTCATTTAAAAAATATATTATACTATATTTTTTAAATTGTTTATTTTAAAAAAACTAAAATTTTAAGTTTTATAACTCTACATAAAGTAATTTGTGTATAGTATAAAAGATTCGATTGCCTAACGTGTGTAATTAATTCATAAACACTTGTATGAATATTATCAAGATAGACTTGATTTTAAACAATATGTGTTCATATGATGTTTGTTATACTTATTGAAATAATTTTATTTTAATAGGTATAATATTTAAATATACGTCTTATTAAGTATGAATAATTTTATTCTATCATTAACAAGTTTATTTATGTTATATTCAATTTTAATTTTTATAAATATTAAAAATAAAAATAACTGTGATTGTATTTATGCAATATTAATAATATTATGTGTTATTATTTCATATACCTTTTGGGTTCATGGAACTAAAAATTCTTTACATCATAAGATTGATGGATTATATGCTAAAACTCTAACTGTGATAACAATAATTTATGTTTTATTTATAAAAATACACAAAAAAAAATATTATAAATTATTATTTATATTTTTTGTGTTAATGGTATCAATATTATTTTATCACAGTAACAAATATTCAAAAAAAAAATGGTGTTCTCATAAGCATATAATAACACATGGGTTTTTTCATTTATTTGTTGGTATTTGTGCATTATTTGTTTTTATTTAAAAATATTTTATTTTAACATGTATAAAATTACATTGATATATTATCAATACTTGGTATTAAATCATTATCTGTGTCATTAAAGGAAACATGTCTGACTGATTCTTTAATAAATAAATCATTATGATCAATTGATATAGGAATTTCTTCAAAAGTTTTATTCATATTATTTATTAATTCATTATTAATATGTAATGATTTGTCTTTATTATTATCAAAATTATTTTGTTTTAAAATTGTAATATTATTAATAAATAATGATTTTAAAACAAGTATACAATCAATTAATACTGTAATATTACATAATTTATTGTTATTATGTATGATATCTGATGTAAAAATAAAAGGTTCTATTTCTTTCTTACCGAGATATTCATAATAATGAATATCTTGATTTAGTTTAATATTATAAAAACTATAACCATTATTATTAAATATATTTGATAAATTATTTATAATTTCAATTTCAATAATTTTTGTTATTTCTAATCTTTTACTATTAATTGATAATAATTTATACGTATTAATATTTTTTAAAACACTATTATTAATATAATTATATAATTCATATGTTTCATTGTCTAAATTAGGAAATTTATTTTCATTAGGAAATGTTATATGTATGGATGGTGTACTTTTAAAAGTACCAATAGAATTATTTATTTTGTTTTTACAAGAATTAAAACTTCTATTAATTGTTGTAAAAATCCCTCCATTAGATAATTTATTTATTAAAAAAATAATAATTATTAAAAATAATATAATATTAGTTAAATTCATATAACATATATAATATTTTATTTTTATAGTAATTTTTTTATAAAGTATTATCATTATCGATATCACTATCACTATCAATATCTAAATTTATTTTATTTAAATTATTAGCAGTTATTAAATATACAACAACAACCATTAATGCTAACTGGTTATCATATATACTTAAATAAATAATTAATAATAATATTAATGCACGAAATACCATATTATTATATAATAATAATACATTATTTGATAATTTGGGTGAAATTACAAAATATAACCCTGATATTATTAATAAACTAATTTTAATATATTTATTTGTATATATTAAAGATAAAATTTTAATTTCTTTAATATTTAATTTATCCATATATTATACAATATATTTTTTTATTAATTATCACCCATTGCTTGTACTGCACCATAATCTTCATCAGTGTCGCCATCTCCAGTATCATAATCATCAATATCTATTGAATCTAAAGCTTCTTGTTTTGAATAGTCTAATTCTTTTTTAGCAGGGTCGTTAATTTCATTTTGTGTTAATAATTCTTGATAATGTCCAACAGCTTTAAGATTTTCATCAATATATGGTGTTTCATTAAGTAATAAAAAATCAAATTTTCTAACATTATAATTAAAATATGGTCTGTAATAAATATTAAATGAAAATTTAATAATTTTAACTAATAAATGTGCGATTTCTGATTCAATTGCTGGTTGTGTATTAAAATCCAATAATTTATTAAAATTTTCAATTAAATAAAATATTAATTTAATATCAGAATTACATAATGAATTAATTATATTAACATCAATATAATTTTTATTTAAATTAATATTAAAATTTTCAGGTATGTTATTATTAACATGAATGTTTGCTAATATATTTTTAAAATTATTAAAAATAGTATTTTTACCATCTGAAACATTAAATTTTTTTAATTTTTTTGTAAATTCATTTACAATTTCTTTTTCACCAATATTATAATTAGATGATACATGTCCACTATTTCTAATATTATTAATCATTGTAATTGATCTAATAATAATTTGTTTTAAATCATTAATTCTTGTTCTAATAATATTAAGAATTGGTGTTTTACCTAATACTTTTGGTAAATTATCTTGAAATGATTTATCAGCATGAAATATATTATAATATTGATTTTCATGTCCCAAATATATTATACTATCTTTAATAGATAACTCAATTTGAATATATGGATTATTTTTATTTTTATTTATATTTTTTTTATCTTCAGAATAACCTAAATATTGCATTGTGATTGCGTCATAATAAACATATACTTTATTGTAATCGTCTTTATAATAAATTACATCTTTATTAAATGATGCGTGATTATTACTAAAATTAATTTTATTATGAGATGATAAAATAATGATGGGTTTTTTAATAAAATTACCTAAATAATCGTGATCAATAATATAAGTTGTTTCTTTTAAATGTATTGTTTTACCATTAACGTTAATTTTAATTCCTAAAATTTTAATTAATTTATTTATAAAAGTATTTACATAATTTTCTAATTTTAAATTAAGAATTTCTTTATAATCTTTATTAAAAATATTTATTATTTCTTTTACTTTATTATTAATTTTATTTTGACTTTCGTTATATTCTTTTGTTTTATTTAGTTGTTTTAATGATAGTTCGTTTGATTTAATTTCAATATTTTTTTCAAGGCTTTCGAGCTCTTTTGTTGTTGGTTTAAAAGTATTAATATTAATTTTACACTTACCACAAACACCACTACTATTTAATATATGAAAGTCACCACTAATACAATATTTTTTAGATAATTTAATTATATTAATTTTTTTTAATTTGTCTAAATATTCGTTTGTTGTATTTTCTGAACTGGATATTGATTCAGAACTTGTGTTTGATAATATTTTATTATATGATGTATTACATGATGCACATATTAAATCATTATTTTTATATACCCATTTATGAAATTTACCGTCACCACAATTTGTTAAATAATCAATAATATTATTATCATTTTTATTTTTATTTTTATTTAATATTAATGTTTTTAATATACATGGTTCTTTATATTTTTTAATATTATTAAATTCAATATTTAATTCAATAAAATTTATTTTTTTTGTTAATATCATTATTTTATTTGTTGTCTTGTCAAATTTAATATTATTTAAGGATTTCTCTTCAATTCTTTTTAATAATTTATTATCATTATAGATATATTTTATTTTAGTATTAATTCTTGTATTAATTATTTCATACATAAAATGTTTTTGTTGTTCTGTGTCTATTTCTAGATTAGCTTCTATTAATGTATTTAATAAATCAACTACAGTGTGTATTATAGTTTTTTGAACATTAATTAAAAAAATCTGTTTATCTTTAGGATTAGTGGTTATATCATTATATAACCATATTCTATTTGTGACCATAATACCTGATAAATAATAAATAATGAATGAAAATAATGGTAATTTCAATATTGGTATTTTTTCTTTTTGATTAATTCTTAAAAATAAATTTGAAAATAAAATATTACCAATTTTTTCAAAAAAGAAATAATTAATTTTTTTATCTTCTTTTAAATTCAATAATTGTCCTGAATTTAATTCAGTTAACATGACACATATTAAATATGCCATAATGTTATTATATTTAATTATTTTATATTTATCAATATCTGTTGAACTTGTTAAAAAAATATCATCCTTAAGTTCAAAAAAGAATAAATTTGTTAAATCTTGTCCAATACCATATTTTTTATTATATTGTTCAATTCTATTTTTTGGTTGTTTTTTCAACCATTCTGTGTGAATTAATACAAGGTCAATAATATCTTTTATTATCATTTTACGTTTTACTTTTGATGTAGGTGAATTACCCATAAATGATAAAACATCCATTGAATATCCCATTTTTTCTATATTTTTATTAATATTTCTAATTACTTTCATATATTTTGCATATTTTGGTATATCTTCCAAGTTTTGTGTAACAGAAATTGATGTAATTAAAAAACTATCCAATTCTTCACTGTAAGTTGCTTCAAATTTTTGTATTTTTAAATTTTCATTACAACTTTTACAAATATATCCACCTTTATCATCAGTTGTTACATATTGTTTAACAAAATCAAAAACTTTTTGATTATATTCATCTGTTTTTTTGCTACCAGTATTAATATTAGTCCATTTTATATAATGTTGACATATAGGAATACTTTTTTTTGAAAGTTCTAGTTTAACATCAATTTCTGTTTCATTTAAAATAATAATATTTTTATGCTCTTTAATAATTGTTAAAACAGGTAATTTTATTAATACATCACTCTGTCCTGGTATAACTGAATCAATTTCATCTGGCACAACTTTCATTTCTAAAACTTTATTAATTAATACATATTCTGTTAATTCATTTTTTAAAGCGGGTGTTAAATCGAAATCAAAATAATTTTTTTTATATCCTTTAAAAATATTATATAAATCATGTATACTTATATTATCAATTGATTTAATGTACTTTTTAAACTTTGTAGTTACTAATTTAATATAATTATTATATAAATCTTCAATCATTATATTTATATTATTTTTCGCATTATCTTTGTTATAATTTAAATATTTTTCACTTGTTGGTTTGTCTGTTTTATTGTCAAATAACCAATAATATAAATCATTACTTTTTGTATCAAAACTGTTTTCTATTTTTTTTAAAAATTTTAAATATCCATTGCTTGAACTATTTGTTTTAACATTAATTAAATTACTTTTATTAAAACAATCTAATGATTTTTTAGACGGATTCCATGCTAATCCAATTATATTCATATCTATATTATTGTGCCCAATTCTTGTTTCAATTGGTACGTTTTCTTTTTGATATAAACTTGTTTGACGAATTCCTTCAATAGGTTTTTGTGGACGAAATTTCATACCATCTTTTGAAAAATTTTTAAAATTAACATAAGAATATGTACGCATATTTAATAATTCAATTAACAAATCATAATCAGTTGCTAATCTTGAAGATTCTAATTTTTGTATTATTTTAATTTCTTCATCATTATTATATAATACTGCATGTCTTGGATGTAAAGGTTTGAAAAAAATTTCTGATTTATTTTTTGTCTCAACTAACGGAGAGTGATAATTTATAACATTATTCATTTTACTGATTATATATTTTATTTTAGTAGCATCTCGTTCTTTAATATTTTTACTTTCCTCTAAACTGTCTGTGTCATATTTTTCAGTATCTTTGTGATATCTTATAAAATCTTCTGTTATTGGTATAATTATATTATTTGTAAATAAATAATTAATAAAATTTTGTTCTTGATTTATAATAGTTTCTTTATTTTCTTTATTTTCTTCTAAATAATTATATATTTCTTCAGCAAGATTATATTTAAATTTTGAATTAGTTAAAAAATTTTGAATAATATTAAAATCAACAATTTTTTTTTCATTAGAAACTGTAATTTCGATATATTTATATTCTATATTAGAATCTTCTTTTTTATTTAAAATATTAATAATTTCGTTCTTTTCTTCTTTTTGATAAATTTGTTTAAAAATTATTGCTTTTAAGATATTATGAAAATTTTCTTTTATTAAAAAAAAATCAACAATATAATCTTCACCCAAATCATTGAAAAGAACAATAGTTGTTTCATATTTTTGTGAATTATTTGATAAAATAATTTTAATTTTATCTATTGTTTTCAATTGAATTAATGATATAAAATTTTTAATATCTGTATAAAAAGTAATTATTTTAGAATTATTTTCACTATTAAAAAAATTTGATATCTGAAATTTTGCATCTTTTTGATATTTACTTGTTTCAATTATATTGGTTATGAATAAATCACGACTGCCATTGTAATGATACCCAATACCTAAATATATATAAAATGCACAATATCTCTTAATTATATTTATTATGGTCTCATAATAAGATTCTTTATTAATAATATTTATAATCTCTTTTTTTGGTAATGTATTCATAAATACCTGGATGTAATTTAAAATATTATTTTGATATTTTACAAAATTTGTGTCTAAAATTAATTTTTTAAAAGCATTTTCTTTTTGTAAATAATCATTAAATTTATTTAAAATACTATCAAATAACTCATCGATTTGATTAATATACATTATATTATTATACTTTGGATAAAAAATAATATAAAAATTTTTTTAATTTCTAAATTAATATATACATAATGTCTGAATTATTTTTAAAAAATACTTTAAATAATATTTTTGGGGAAGTCACAGAAACAGAAGTTATTGAATATGTTAACATTATAGATAAGGTTGATATACAACAGAAAGGGGGTGTTGATAATTTATTCATAAGAAATAACGAGAAAATAGATGACTCTCCAACATCATCTGTTTTTATGAAACAATTAACAAAAGATGTTGATTCTGAACTGTTAAATAAAATAGTAAATCAACAAAAAGGTGGTGATTCTGTAACATCATCTGCTTATATGGGACAAATGGGTGGTGGTGGTGGTGGTGGTGGTGGTGGTTCTGTAACATCATCTGCTTACATGGGACAAATGGGTGGTGGTGATTCTGTAACATCATCTGCTTATATGGGACAAATGGGTGGTGGTGGTGGTGGTGGTGGTGGTGGTTCTGTAACATCATCTGCTTA